ACATAACCCCCTGACGCTAGGTGTGTTTTTGTTGACAATACCATTTCTGGTGTCAACTTTATAGCATAAGCATCTACAGTTTTAAAGCCTGAAGGTAGTTCAATAGGTCTAGCTATCAAGCCCTCTGCGCCTGACTCTCTAATATAATCTCTTGCTCTGTCCATAACATCAGCAAAATCGCTTTGCTTTGCACTCTTTGCCATTTTAAATTCTTTAACAACATCACCTTGCGCATTTACAACCTGTACTGATCTAGTTACAGATTTTGGTTTACCTACTTGAACTTTTACTACTTTGAATTCTGCATTGTTTACTTTAGATGCTCTTCGTAAGGATTGCTCCAACACACTTGTATAGTGTTTACCGTTAGGATCTGTAACATTAGGTCCACCGTAAAACTCATACTGACCAATACCTTTCATATCTTTTGTTCTGTCAGCGAAAGGTGTCGCTGTTGTTCCTTTTTGACTGTATCTTGCAGTTATAAGTTCAGCAGGAGATACGACATACCAATCAGATGCATTAGGATCTTTGTCTAAGAATTTTCTTTTTGCGGCCATATGTAAATCATTTTTAATTAAAGCATCTCCCCAAACTTTTCTATCTTTCATGGGAACGTTAGGGAACAGCTTCTTCATTGTTTTAGGATCTGTGTACGCTTGTTCAAAAATCTGTAATACTCTATCTCTTTTTTTAGCCGCAGCAGCCACACCTTCTCTCATTTCACCTGTAAGCATACCAGGTCTAATTTTTGATAAGTCTTTAAACACTTGTTGACTCTCTTGTAATTCTTTTATGTAAGCAGCAAAATCTTCCTCTGTTCTAAATAAAGGACGCATGATATCTTTGTGCTTTGAATAAAAAACTAATATGTCTTGATCTGTTGACGTTCCTAGTCTGTAAGACTCTGCTCTTATTTTTTGTGTGTCTTTAACATCAATACCTTTTTCAACTAATTTGTTGTAATCGTTCACGACCTCTTCTAGTTTTTTTCTATATGTCTGCATAATGTCAGACTGTACTTCGTCCGCAAAAGTTACACGCACTGTTTTATCTCCTGTTACAACAGCATCATCAGTTTTACCAATGTTCGCTAATTCGTCCTGTGCTTTTGCTAAATCTCTCGCTGCTCTGTCAATATTCTTTTGAGCTTGTTCTAGTGTTATACGTCCACCAGATTGATTAACCAAGTCCTCTGCAGATCTATTAGATATAGTTGTTAGTCTTTCAATTCGTTTATTTAATTCCTCTGTCTTTGGACCAATGTTAGGCAATTGTGATTTTGTTCCTGGTATGATCGCATATCTATCTGTGCCTCTTGTCCATCCTATAACATACTTTGTTTCATTATCAGGAAAGAAACCATGAGTGCTATATTTATAATATTGTATATCGTCAGGTATATCTCCAGGATCTAAGTATAAAATATTTTCTCTATATGTTTCTGGTATAGCGCCATCTTCATAATACTGATCTGCGTACTTACCTCTAGTGAATTGACCATCTGCATTTTCTACCTCTGATCTAAATCCTCTCACCGTTGTTTGAATTTTACGAATAGGAGCATTTTTTACTCTCTCTAGTAAAGCTGCTTTTGTTATAGGTTGACCTGTCTTTGAAACTGTTTCCAGTAGCTGTGGTATTTGATAATCCTCTACTTCAAATTTAGAAATACCTTTTGACTGTAAAAAATTAAATAAGTCGGCAGGTGTATTAAAAACTTCTGGTGCATTAGGGTCAATGAGCCGTGCTTCGAGATTCGAGTAAAATCTATTTATCTTTTCACCCGCACTTGTCGATGCATCAGCTATCTTGTCTGCTTGTGCTATTCTGGTCCCAGTGTTTCCTCCACGAAGTAAATCATCAATCTTATTCGCTCCTGCAATTGCCCAACCTGGTGCCTTACCAAATATAACGTTAGCCACTTGCACCTCTGGAAGTGCACTTTCTTTCGTTGGTTTTAATTTCGCATCTTCAAATAAATCTAATTCATCTAGGCCCATGTATGCAGGGCTTTCTTGTATGTCTCTTATGTCAACTGCAGAATCATCTGGTGTACGTAGCGGATCAGTGAACTGTCCTGGATCACCACCTAAAGCTAGACCTGGTGGTACATCCTGCACGATATCAACCACGTCATCTTCTTTTTTATCGTTAGTCTTTTTGTTTTTCATATCGTAAAACAAGGTATCACGAAGCGTGTTGGTTTTTAAGTTATTTTTTTTAATATAGGCATCTGCTAGCTCTCGAGCATATCTTATAACCCAACTAGGTGTTTCTTCGGGATCAAAAGGCAAATTTGTTATATATTCAAGATCTTTGGTATCTGGAAAAGGCACATCATCGGGATTGGCGAGCTGAGATCTAATAGCATCGTAATAGTAATGTTTAATTTCATCTGTATGTTTAGGCTCCAATAATTCTTGTGTTTTAAATTTTAAATACTCAGTTTCTTCTATTTTTTCTTGTTTTGCAACCTCTTGGCTCGCCATGAGACTCATCAAAGCTGAAGTATTTTTCAACACATTTTTATACATTTGTCTTTTTGCTAGTTCTTCTGCAGGTAATCTTAAACCTAATTCTGGTAAAGTTTTAGAGCCAACAATAAAAACATCCTCTGTTCCTGGCTTTACAGTAGCACTTAAATACTTACCAGCTCCGACGTATATTTTAATTGGTTTAGTTACTGCAAATTTAGCTGTATCATAAAATAGTTTTAATATGCCCTGTGCGTCCTTAAGTGTGGGTATGCCGAGCGCAGCTGGCGTAAAACGTATAGCTTTTCCAAAAGTTCCAATGTCGTCTCTACTCAAAATATTAGCAAGTTTTCCTGCGTATGTAGGATTGGTGACTAATGGTAATACACCTAAACCAGATATACCGTACGAAAAAACCTTTTCTTTGAACGTAGGTTCTCGACCTGGCTCTGCTCCAGTTCTAAGAAACACTCGTCTGTTGAATTCATCTTTAATTTCTCCACTAACGTTAGCATATGTTCCCGCCCCTGCATCAAAGGTAACTAAAGCGTCCTTGACCATCATTTTTATGAACTCATCACTAACGTCTTTGTTTACTTCTTTTAATAAATCTTCAAGTTCCTCTCTTGTTACGCTACCACCTTTTCTAATTAAAGCTCGGTTTTTTGTTTCACCAGCTATAATGCCTGGCGGGCTTAACATTTGATATATATCTAAAACAAAATCAGCTACGTTAAGAGGTAGTCTTTGAATATTGTTAGCCATTATTTCTGCTTTCGCCACTTCTCCTTGACGTTTAAATTCGCCATTGACCCCACCCAAATAGTTTGCAAAATTTCTTTGTGCGTCTTCTCCTGTTAGATATTCTTTTTCAATCGCTTTATATTGATTTAATAAATTGTTTCTGTCTGGGTATTGTTCTTTAGGAAAAGCTCGTAAACATACTCCTTCATCCTCTTCCCCAAGCTGACATCTTACAGCTAAATCTGCATAACCAGCTTCTGCGAACCTTCTTACGTAATTTCTATAAGCGTCTTTTGAAATTAGATATTGTCTTGTCCCTTCACTCAAATTCATATTTAAAGGATCATTTTTAAGTTCATTTGCTTTTTCTTTTATGTCATTTTCAAGACCTTGAAGTCTAATCATGTCTGATCTTTCAATAACTTGCTCTGGTGTTAAACCTAACATGTCATCGGAGGGCAGCACTCCAAACATACTCCCAGTTAATAATCCACTATTTAATAATTCTTTGTATTCTTTACTGTCCTTAAACTCACCATATGATTGTGCAGGGTCCCCACCGTCTTGTAAACCAACAGCACCACCTTTTGCTTTCATTTCAAAAAGCATTTGACGATCTTTTTCTGTTAATTTTTTTCCTTCAATAATAAAAGGAGCTAGCCTGTCATAAACTTTATCAAATGATTTTTGTAAACTATCACCTGCATTAGGTAAGTTTTCATATACTTGAAGAAGTGGTTTGTCGCCAGATGTAAGCTCCATTATTTTTTTCTGATTTAATTTTAAATGATTAAAATAAGGAATATAGGTTATTGTTTTTTCTCCAGATTTTACTGGAACATAAGGTATGCCTAATTTGAAATCTACGCTAGGATTTACTTTTTTAAAATTGTCTACAAGAAAAAAAATATCATCACTTAATTTTTCTGCTTTTTCTAAATATCCAGTTTTACCTTCAGCAACAAGATCAACAATCTCCATTGTTTTTTTGTAAACCTCGTTTTCAAGATTTGTTTTATCCGACACAAAATTTCTACTAACAACGTTACCTTGTTTATTTACAAAAAAAGTAAGATCATCACTCTCTTTTGCAGTCTGCCTTATCCCTGAAAAATGACCAGACTCCATGATGTATCGTAAATTAAAAGAATCGTTAGTCCCACCAAATCTCTGTGGTTGTATGTGGTCTAATGCAACAACGTTTCTTTGTCCTTCAAATAAACGATTTATCTGATCCATGCGTTGTTGATTACCAGCTGTTCTCAACATAAGATCATCTTTTAATTGATAAAAAGTTTTATTCTCGTTTCCTTTTATACGCATTCGTAAAGGAGTGATAAATTCAAAAAGTCCTTTATCTAGTCTTTCTCCTATTTGAAACTGACTTAAAAACTCTTCCGTGCTTTTTGTAACCTTTTCAGCTTTTTGTGATTGACGTGCAGCAAACAAGGAAGCTGGTAGAATTGTTCTACCATTATCTACCGTAGCAAAAGGCTCTATTTGATATCTTTCTCCTGTTAATCCCCTACTAGGATTTGCAACTGCTTTTGGAGGGAAGAAGTTAACATCCAATCCTCTAGCCTTTGCTATCTGCTCTCCTTGTTTCAAAGCGTTTGAAAAAGCTACTGGAGATAGTGAATATATACTTGCGCTTGGATCAATTGTATCTTTCAAAGCATTCATGTATTTAAAACGAAAAGGTAACTCGCCGTACTTTGCGAGATAATTAGGGTCCATTGCTTTGTCTATTGCTCTGTTAATATAACCTGGTTTAGTTATTCTCAGTGATCCCCCTGTTCCTCTGAAACCAGTTTCTTTTAATAAATTTCCATAATAAATAAGATCTTCATATTCTTGTTGAACGGCTGGATTATTATTAATGTAAGACGCAAGCATGGTTTTAAATTTCTTTTCGATATCACCCAATTTCTGAGGAGACTTTTCCAACTTTCCTTTAGTAACACTAATTAATCCTTTAATCCCAAACTTATCTCTTAAAACACTAGCTCCGTATGATTTAGATATTTTTCCTAGTGCGACTGCATTTAAAACATCTTCTTGCTTGTCATATAAATTAACATTTCTAAAAGGTTGTTCAAAAAACGCTTTTCCGTATAATTTACCAAACGTATCATCACCAAGACTAACTCTTACATCAGTAGGAGCTCTATCAATTTTAAAAAGAATTTTTGCAAAATCTACTACGTCAGTGGCTTTATTTTTTGCTCCCTGAAGAATTAATTTTCCTGCCTGTGCCGTGCTCATTCTGGTTTCTTCAATTGTTTTTTAACATTTTGTAATCTGATATCTCTTACCTCTAACAAAACTCTATCACGTTCCATCTTCTGTGTAAGAAGATCCAAGGGCGTTTGTGAAAGCAAATTGCTTGCATTACCAACACCTTTGATAGCTATGCCTGTGCCTGGTGGTTTGATTTTTCTTACCATTAGTAATAACTCCTAGGTTCTATAAATTTTTTATCTTCTAAATAATCAGACTCTAGGCTGATAAAGTTA